AAAATAATTAGTAGGGGTTAAGGAAGGATCTTTTATATTAAAGATATTCCCCAAAATATTCATTAAATTTTGGTAAAGTCTTTCTTAAAAAATGTAACTCATCTTCTTTAAAATCTTCAAAATAAGTTACCATTTCATATTTATTGCTTAAAGTGTCAAGATAATATAAATCACCTTTTTCTACTTTGTAGGCAATACCATTTAAAACAGTTCTTGTAAATTTATTCATTATGCCACCTCTAATTTATTGTTTTTAAAATAATCATGCATGACATCATAACCAATTATAAAGGTATACATATTTACAACTTTTTCAGGTTCTGAAAAATCTGTGTAAACCTCTCCAAAATTGTCGTTTTCATATTCTTTTATCATTTCTATTATATTAAATACTTCATCAGATAACCATTTTGCAGCTTGGTATCTTCCTATAATATAATAATCTTGATTAAATGCTTGGTGATGTATGTCTGAAAAATCATTTTCATTTAAATAATTTTTATCATAGTCTAATTGTTCTTTAATAAAATCTTCAAAATGTGAATAGATTTCATCATATTTATAATAATTATTTATCATTATTCTAACCCCTTTAAAATACCCATTGTTAAAAATGCAACCCCACAAAACCCATAACCTATAAATGCTTCAAGCATGAGATTTGGTGAGTCAGTTATTAAAAATAAAACTGCACTAATCAAACACATAATAAAGCTAAAAAGTCCTATGCCTAACAATACAGTTGGTTTAAAAAATTTATCCACTATTTACCCCCTTTAAATTGGTTGTATGTGCATTCAGATTGAGCAGACAATTCAAAACCTATTCTAGATTTTTCAACACAATCTAAATCAATGTATTTTTGGTAAAAATCTTCCTTAAATAAATGTCTATCAGAATATGAAATTGATTGATTACATTTAGGATAGTTGGTTTTTATTTGATTATATCTTTCTTCAGTTAAATAATAATCAGTAGTTCTTTCTTTTATATGCTTAAACATTTTTAACCCCTTTTCTAATGTGTTGTAAAAATACAACAAGTTTATATAAATGTATTAACATAAGTTAATATTATAAAACTTTAGTTAATTGTCAACAACTAAATCAACTATATGCTATAATTTATTAATAAATTGGTAAAACTATGCAGAATAAAAGGTTGACAAACAGCGAGGAGCTTTTCATAAACTATATCTTACAAGGGTTAAAAACACCTGATGCAGTTCGTAAAGCTTATCCAGAATGTAAGTATCCAAGTCAATACGGATATCAGTTATTAAGAAAGAATTATATAAAAGACCAGATACAACAAAGAAACTTTCAACAACTAGAATCTGGGGTAAGTATCGCAATAAATAAATTGATTGAATTAGTAAACGATAAAAAAGCCCCAAAAAGTGTTCAACTATCTGCAAGTTGTCAATTACTAGATAGAAACAATTATTCAGGCACAAGTAAATCAGAAGTAATAAACAAGATAGAAAACCTAAGTGAACAAGAACTAGAGTTACAACTAAATACTATATTAAATCAATTAGGTATTAATAAGAATATCATTAGTCATTAAACCATATATACAGTACAAAACATCTTGTGAGAATCGTTCCGCACCCACACACACCAACACAGAGCCAAATTTAATTAAAAATGGCTACAATGCACAGAAACAAAGGGCTACAGGCAAAAAAAATGACCCCAACCCCCCAAAATGCCGAGATGTTGCTATATATATGCATTATTCCACACAGCGAAGGGTATATTTAGATATTAACTTATGTTAACTACTTGTACATAGGTTAACTATTTGGTATATAGGGGTATGGCTGATAAGGCATGGAAGCAGAGAGAGCGGCAAGTAGCTGCATATTTTGGTGGTCAGAGGACACCTTTGAGTGGTGGTAATGGCAAGATTACGAGGGCAGATGTAATTCACGCCAAATTATTCATTGAATGTAAGCTCAGAAAGAAGCATACTGTAATAACATTATGGGATGACACAAATGTTATGGCAAAGAGAGAGGGTAAGACCCCTGTTGTAGCATTGTGTGAAAAGGGGAGGGCAGGGTTTTGGATAATGGTTCATAGCGATGATCTTGATAAATTAAAAGATGAATGATTTAGCCAGAGCACTAGAGATAGCCAAAGAATTGGAATTTCGAAAAAAAACTAATCAGATGGCAAAGTATGTGCCATACGATTATCAAAAGAAATTTCATAATAGTAAAGCTACCCAAAGATTATTGATGGCAGGTAACAGGGTAGGTAAATCTTTTTGTGGTGCTATGGAGATGGCATATCATTGTACAGGTTTATATCCAGATTGGTGGGAAGGTAGAAAGTTTGATAGACCTGTGAGATGTTGGGTAGGTGGTGTATCTAATGAAACAACACGAGATGTATGTCAAAAAGAATTAGTAGGACAACCAGATGATCCGAGTGCAAAAGGTATGGGTAGTATTCCACTAAAACATATTGGAGAAACAGTAAGAAAACCCGGAGTGCCAAATGCAATGAATAGTGTAGTTATCCGACATAAGAGTGGAGGATATTCTCGTATAGGTTTTAAGGCATATGAAATGGGAAAAGAAAAATGGATGGGAGAGTCGTTGGATGTTATCTGGTTAGATGAAGAACCACCTCAAGCAATATATTCTCAAGCATTGACAAGAACTGCTGACAAAGGTGGTGTTGTATATATGACATTTACACCAGAGCAAGGTATGACAGAAACAGTTGCACAGTTTGTAAATAATATAAAAAAGGGTCAAGACTTAATACAAGCAACTTGGGATGATGCACCTCACATGACTAAAGAAGTAAGAGAACAAATTTTACAAGCATTACCACCTCACGAAAGAAAGATGCGAGAAAAAGGAATACCACAGTTAGGTTCTGGATTAGTATTTCCAATAAACGAAGAAGATATATTGTGTGAACCATTTGATATACCAGACTACTATCCAAAGATATGTGGCATAGATTTTGGGTGGGATCATCCTACAGCTTGTGCATGGGTAGCTTGGGATAGAGATAGTGATATTGTATATATGTATGATGGATATAGTATGCGACAAGAAACTGTACCTGTCCATGCATCAGCAATAAAAGCACGAGGTAAATGGATACCTGTTATATATCCTATGGATGGTAGACAAGCAGACAAGGGTAGTGGCAAAAGTCTTGCTATGCAATATAGAGATGAGGGTGTAAATCTATTACGAGAGCATTTTACAAATCCACCACAAAATGGAATGAAAGAAGGTAGTGGTGGTATAAGTGTAGAAGCAGGTGTAATGGAGATGTTGACAAGATTTCAAACAAAGAGGTTGAAAATATTTTCTAATCAAAGTAAGATACTAGAAGAGATACGATTGTATCACAGGAAGAATGGTAAGATTATTCCTATGAATGATGATATAATATCTGCATTGCGATATGCAGTAATGTCATTACGAAAGGCAAGAACAAGGAATACCGAACCTATGCAGATACAAACGGATTCTGAGTTTAACTTATTTTAAAGGAGATATATTATGCCAATGGGTAAAGGAACTTACGGATCAACTAGAGGAAGACCACCTAAAAAGAAAAAAATGCTTACAAAAAAACAAAAGACATTACCAAAACAACTTCAAGCAAAGATCATGAAGTCTAAGATGAAAAAGAAAAAAGCATGAACAAAGCTACAGTACGAAGTGTTATAGCAGCACTTAAAAAAGCATCAAAAGCTCATGCCGGTCAAGCAGCAAAACTTGAAAAAATGATGAAAGGTAGTAATGGCAAAAAAAACAAAAAGTAAAAGAGCAATACCAACAAACTCTGCATTATATTCAAGAGTAAAATCAGAAGCAAAAAGAAAATTTAAAGTATATCCTTCAGCTTATGCTAATGCATGGTTAGTAAAGACTTATAAAAAAAGGGGTGGAGGATATAGGACAGGATAATGGCAAAACCAAAAGGTGGGTTGACTAAATGGTTTAAAAAAGAAAAATGGGTTGATATTGGAGCACCAAAGAAAAAAGGCAAGTTTCAACCCTGTGGTCGTAAGTCAGCAACAAAAAGTAAAAGGAAATACCCTAAATGTGTACCACTTGCAAAAGCAAGATCAATGAGTAAATCTCAAATTAGATCAGCAGTAACACGAAAAAGAGCAAAAGCTCAAGGTGTGGGTGGTAAACCCACTAATGTAAAAACATTTGTAAAACGAAAAAAAACAAGTAAAATAAAACGAGCTTAATATTAATATGAAAGGATTTACTTATGGGGTTTTTTTCAAGACCTAGTGCACCCCCTCCACCACCTCCACCACCTCCACCTCCTCCGGTTGAAGAACCAAAAAAAAAGGAAGCTAGAGAAAGAAGGTTAAGAGGTAAAGTAAGAGGTATGGGTTATGGACAAGGAACTACACTTGGGGGTGGCGAAGAAGCTACAACTGCAAGAACTATTCTTGGTCAATGATTGTTGCAAAAACTGATAAATCACTTGCACAAGAAGTTCTGAAATTTGTAACACCACGAGCAAATATTCAAGGAGTAGATACTGATTTTTCACATATTGGTTATTATCAAGATGGCAAAATAGTGGGAGGAACTATATTTTCTCATTATGACGGATTTAATATGTGGATGCATTTAGCACTTGATAATCCAAGAGCTATGAGAAGGAGTTATGCAAAACAAGTATTTGAGTATTGCTTTTATACTTGTAAGTGTGTTAGAGTAACTGCAATGACAAAACCAGATAACACAAGATGTAGAAAATTAATTGAATCAGCAGGATTTAAACAAGAAGGTATTGTGAGAAAAGTTATTAAAGATGGTCTTAAATATTATGATGCAGTTTTATATGGTTTGCTTAGAAATGAATGTAAATATTTATAGGAAAGTCTAATGGGTGGTGCACCACAAAAGGTAAGAAAAAAAGGAACAAGTAGAATGGGAGGTAAGTTTGCTAGAAGCATTGTAAAACCACCAAAAGTTCCAAAACAACAAAGACCTCCTAAATCTTTTATGAAAAAAGGAACTCAAAGACCTGAAAGAGTAAGAGCTACCTTAGGATCACAACAAGATGCTAACACCAAAACAACATTAGGAGGATAATATGGGTGGAGGAATGAAAACACCAAGTATGCCACAACCACAACCAATGCCAGAAATTGACGATAAGGTTGCAGAGTCAGAAGCAAAATTAGAAGCTGAAAGACAAAGAATGATAGCACTTGGAAAACAGGGTTCTTATGGAACACTACTTACATCTGGAGAAGGTGTAAAAGAACCAGCACAAACTGCACAAACATTATTGGGTGGAACAAAACCACCAAATAGAATGACCTGATGGCAAATTTTGATTACATAAAAAAAAGACTTGCACAACTAGAAAGTCATAGAGGAACTTGGGAAGAGCATTGGCAAGATATTCTTGATTATGTAATGCCACGAAAAGCAGAAGTTGTATCTAAAAGAGAAAAAGGTGAGAAAAGAACAGAAGTATTATTTGATTCTACTGCTATAACTGCAAATAATTTATTAGCAGCAAGTTTACATGGAACACTAACATCACCATCATTACAATGGTTTCATCTGAAATTAAGAAGTGCTGAACTAAATCAAAACAGAGATGTACAGTTGTGGTTAGAAAACTCAGCAAAAAGAATGTATGATCTATTTAATGAATCTAATTTTAACACAGAAGTACATGAGTTATATCTTGATTTATGTTCTATAGGTACAGGTGCATTATTTGTAGAAGAAAGTAAAAAAGGTTTTGCTGAAGGTGGTATACATTTTAATACATTACATATCAAAGAGTTTTATATAAAAGAAAATAATGATGGCAGAATAGACACAGTATATCGTAAATATAATTTAACAGCACGACAAGCACTACAAGAGTTTGGTGAAGATAATGTTGGTGAAAAAATTATAGAAGCAGCAAAAGACAAACCAGATAAAGAATTTACATTTATTCATGCAGTTGAGCCAACTGAAGACTATGAAAGGTCTATGGGTAAAGTAAAAACAAAATTACCTTTTTATAGTTGTCATGTATGTGTAGAAGATAAAATGTCAGTTAGAGAAGGTGGGTACAATGAGTTCCCATATCTTGTACCAAGGTGGTCAAAAGCAACAGGTGAAATATATGGAAGATCACCTAGCTATAATGCATTGCCAGATATTAAAACATTAAACAAAGCAGTGGAGATAGGATTGAAAGCATGGGCAAAAGCTATTGATCCACCATTACTTGTAACAGATGATGGTGTTATTGGTAGAGTTAGAACAACACCTGCCGGTATAACTGTTGTTAGGAATGAAGGGTCTGTAAGGTCATTACCTATTGGTACTAATTGGCAGATTACAGATATGAAAGAAAATCAATTAAGAACAGCAATACGACAAGCATATTATTCTGATCAACTACAATTACAACAAGGTCCTCAAATGACAGCAACAGAGGTACAAGTTAGATATGAATTGATGCAAAGATTATTAGGACCAACATTAGGAAGATTTCAAAGTGAGTTTTTAAATCCATTAATTGAAAGAGTATTTGGTATTATGTTAAGAGCAGAAGCATTAATACCTGCACCAGAAATTATACAAGGACAAACAGTTGATGTAGAATATGTAGGTCCTTTGGCACGATCACAAAGAATGGAAGAATCTATTGCTATTGATAGATTATATGCATTAGCTATGCAAGTAGGTCAGATTGATCCAACTATTATGGATAATATAAATCATGATCTTGCAATTAGAACTAGAGCAAACTTACTTGGTGTTCCTAAAACTGTATTAAGAGGTATAGAAGAAGTTGCAGAGATGAGAGAAATGAGAGCACAACAACAGCAACAAGCACAAGAAATGGCTATGCAACAACAACAGGCACAAACAGCACTTACACAAAACCAAGCTATTAAAGAGTTAGGTACACAAGAAGCACAACAAGGTGCAGAGCAAGTAGAAGAATCGGCAAGAGCACTTGGTCTAGTTGAATAATGGAACTAAAAGAATTACAAAAAATGTACAGAATTACTTTTGACTCTGGAGAAGGGAAGGAAGTATTAGCAGATTTAAAGTCTGCTTATTATCATAGAAGTTCGTTTGATAGTTGTCCTTATGAAACAGCATATAAGGAAGGTCAACGAGCTGTTATAATACGAATAATCAATCTATTAAAGGAGCAAAAAAATGATTGAAGAAACGACCACAACAGAAGGTAACCCTGTAGAACAACCTGTAGAAGATAATACAGTTTTAGGGTCTACTGTAAGTGATAATCAAGATTGGAGATCAAACTTACCAGAAGATTTAAAAAATGATCCTACATTATCTAATTTTAAAGATGTAGAGTCATTAGCTAAAACAGTAGTACATCAGCAAAAAGTATTAGGTAATCGTATTCCTATACCTAAAACTGATGAAGAAAGAATGGAAGTCTACAATAAACTAGGTAGACCAGAAGCTGCTGATAAATATGAAGTAAATGTGCCAGAAGATTATTCTGCATATTTTACCCAAGATCAGATAAGTCAGTTTAAGAATGTAGCTCATCAAATGGGTTTAAACCAACAACAGGTAGAAGGTCTTGTTAATTATCAAATGGAATCTATAAAGAATCAAGGAGATATGTATGCATCACAAGTAGATGTGCAAAAACAAGAAACCGAAGCTATGCTTAAAAAAGAATGGGGTTATGACTATGATAGCCAAATTCGTAATGCAAAAAGAGCTATTGATGTGTATGGTGATAATGAAATAAAAGATTTAATGAATACAGAAGCAGGGAATCATCCTGCTGTTATT